AATAATTTTCGTAAATTTCCCATCCGATCCTTTCAAGGCTTCAACAGCGGGGCCATTTTGAACGCTATTCATCAACATTTGACCGATTGCTTGCTGAATGGGGTTAATTGGTTCGATTTCCCCAAGTCCACCTTCGATTAACTTCTGAACAACCGTCCCAAGATTCTGATCGAGATCCTGGATCACTGAGCGGACCGTGAAAACCAATTGACGGAACAGCCAAACCGACAAAAGTATATTGAAAACGATCAATCCGACAGATACCTGCACCCAATCCACACCCAAACCACACCGAACCCGGTCCTTAAAGGATCGTTTCGGCGTAGTAGTAGTAGTAGTAGTAGTAGTATAGAGTATAGTAGTAGTAGTAGTAGTATAATAATTCAATAAAAGACATATGTTTTCCATAATTACTAAGTAGGGGCGTCGCTTCGTAGGGTCATGAAGCGGATCGTGATGGATTGCCTTAACCGGAAATGTGATTGTATAATTCTAATCAAATACGAAGGTGAACGTGAAAATGATATTGAAGCATTTTGTGAAGAAATCGCGGCGTCTATGAGTTGCCACGATTGTAATGAACATAGTTTCATCGTGGGGTGGCGTTGATGGGTTGGGAAGACCCTAAGCCCGTCCTGGATCTTTGGTGCGGAACGAAAAGCGCATTGAAGGCATGGACCGACGACGGCCACCCCCTTATTTCTGTGGATAATGATCCCGCACATGAACCGACAATATGCGGCGATATTTTAGAAGTGACCGCCGAACAATTGAACGCACTCGCTCCCTATGGGTTTGAATTCGCGTGGGCTTCGGTGGATTGTTCGATTTACTCCCTGATGAATCTTCATTCGGGTCATTGGGATAAAGAGGGGGAGTGGGCGATCCCTCAAACCACGGAAGCCCGAAATCATAACCTAAGAGTCAAGCACACAATCGCACTTCTTGAGGCGATTGATTGCCCGTTTTGGATCCTGGAAAATCCCCGCGCCATGCTTCGCAAGCAGAAATTCATGGCTAGGCATCACAGAGTCACGGTTTCGTATTGCAAATACGGCGATGATCGAATGAAACCGACCGACCTTTGGGGAAAGATACCGTATTTCTTTGAACCCCGAATGTGCGAAAACGGAAACCCGGATCACCGACCGGCTCCTAGAGGGTCACACTCAGGCACTCAGGGCATGGAAAAGCGCGAAGCCGGGAAGATACCCTACGGACTCTCGGAAGCCCTCAAGACGGCTTCAAATTGCTCTGCGGGCGAATGTCTAAGCCCACAGACTGATTATTGGCCCACGATCCTGGATTGGTGCTAAAATGAACCGCAGAGATATGAAGGCGCAAGTGAAGAAAACCCTAGCCTCTTTTCTAGTGCGTCATATGCATGATGATTATCCGCATGATGCTCCTAACATCATGAGGGAAATCAAACTTGATGTGTTTCGGGACGGTTATGAGGGATCCGAAGCGGAGCGACGGCGACTTGAAAATATCATCTATGAAATCCACCGGGAGGCGCATCAATATGAAGTCTAAAAAATCCTGCAGGATTTCAAAAATACGCATCGAAACGGTGATTCTGAAAAACACCCCTCTAAACGGGCTAAAAAAGCCGATTTTTATTTTCAAAACCTGGAGGCAAAACCCATGAAACTCCGTTGCACGTTCTGTAAAATCGTGTTCGATTGTCCCGATTTCGTGGCCGTCGCCGCGATCCAGGATCAACAATGCTTCATTACTCGCGTCGGCGTGACTCATCGGCTTTCAGAAGTCCCTCAAAGTGAAGGTGAAAGTGATGAGTAATCGAATCAAGTCGGTTAATCTCTGCGACGAAACCGAACCGATAGCAGAGCATATCATGGCGAACGGCGGAAACTTTAGCCGGTTCGTTAGGGAGTGCTTGATCCGCTACTATGCTGAAACTAAAGGAGGGGCATTTTGCCCGCGTAAATTCGACGGGGGAGAAGAACCCCCCCTTTGCAATCCCCATGAGGCCCGCCGTTGCGTGACTTGCTGGCCAGCAGGAAAGCCCTCTGTTGAAGATTGGCGGGACTACCGATACCACGGCCCAAAGACGACCACGCATCAGAGGTCATACACTCAAGAGGGCCAATGGCAGGTCGGGGATAAATACACTCGGGAAGATCCAGGATCCCCCAATTACAACGATCACGTGTGGATTTACGAACGTGCATTAGAGGTAAACCCCCCTCTATTCGACATGAAAGATTTGAAGGTGAAGGGGAACGCGAAACCTAAAATCCGCCGCCGCCGCCGGAGCCTGATTCGCCGTTTGCTCCGGGGTTAATGCCGATTGCATTCGCGCCCCGCAGAAGCATAATCATCAGGAAAGTGAAACCTTGAGGGTTCGCCGCCGCCGCCGACGCGATCACTTCGCCCGTTTCTTCAACAACCCATTCACCGCCTTCAACAACAAGATTACCGCCGACATAACCTATTCCGGCGCCGAGCCATGGGGCGCCGATTGCGCTGAAGATAATCGCTCCTATTCCCGCTCCAATCGTTCCGCCGACTATGTTTTGAGTTTCCAGCCAATCACTAATCTGTTCGGGCGTCATATCAGCCGTGACGCCTCGCCAATCAATACCGGGCAATAGTTTGTCGATAATCAGAGCAATAGCGACCCCGAACGTGAGCATGAAGACCGGATCGCCCAAAGCCTTGAGAATTGGCGTCATCCATCGGTTGGCGGAGTATGAGAAGGTTGCTTGATCCAGGAGTTGCCGCTCCTTAGTGCCTAGAGTGATTCTATGCTCGACAACGCGCTTTCCATCAACGGGGAGGCGGGGCATGAGGATTACTCCAAATGACCGATTATATTCGTTGAAAAGGCGGCGGTATTGGCCGCACTAGCCGAAATCACTAGGGAAACCGGACCCGCGATCCGCATATTTCCCATACCCCCCAATCCTGACGGCCAAGAGGTTTGATTCGCCGCCGTTCCTCCGCCCTTCAATTCATTCATGAGAGCGGTGATCCCAACTGCGCCATCGATAGTCACATTATTCACTTGTTGTGAGGACGGCACTAGGTTCACTTCGTAAAAGTCCCCCACATCACCGCCCCAAGCGGATATAGCCGAGATCCATAATATGCGCCCGTCAGGGACGCCACATAGAAAGAACCCTTTACTTGCATCAGAACCGGCGGGAATGGTGCCTTGGGCTGAAAAGTATTCCATCAGATCACCGCTTTTCGGCCCATCTGACGATCTCCCGCATACGCTTTGTCCCCATCAATTCGCAATCGAAAAGAAGTTTTGTAGCCTTCTTGACCGCCGCTTTTTCACTCGCGGACATAATCTTGAGTCGGGCTTTCGCTCTCTTGCTGATAGCCATTTCTAACACCTAGGCGTCGGTCCTGAATACCATTCTTGAATTTAATGCAACGTTTATTCTGCATGGTTGGAAAGTTGCCGCACAGTCACCCGCAGACGCGGTGAAACCGACTGAACCGATAGGGACGCCCGATCCGTCAAGGACATACACGGGTGATTCTGCTTCGGCGTCATTCGCGCCGGGTAGCGCGAACCAATGCGAAATTACACGGCCCTGAAGCGTCAAGCCGAGGGATGACGATCCGTCCAGGATCGAAACTAATTCTTGTTCTCCCGATCCGCTCACGGTTTTTGAAAAGATATGATACTCGCCGTTAGTGCAAGCGACAGAAACAGCGGCGGTTCGGGTCGTGCCCGCATTGACTAACACTTGAACGGAGTCACCGCTTGCGATTTGCTTCGGGTAGGGAAGCGTGGCGGGAAGCCCGCAATTTCCGCCGGAAGTCCCTGCGCCACCGCCAACGGGAAGGGCGAGTTTTATTTTTCCGGCACTTTGCACAAATGCATAAACGAAATCGTTTTCGCATTGTAGGCCCGCTCTATTGGCGGCGAACGTTCCGTGTTGCTGTGTTGCGAACGTGCCGAAAACCTGCGCCGATCCTACGAAGTCGGGGTCGGTTTGAATCTCGTCTTGAGTGGCCTCGGTCGTTGCTGAGTTATGCAGAGGGACAACCCCGCCGCGAGTTGAAATAACTGTGCCGTAGCAATTTACATTCGCCATAATTTCACAACCGAATCCCAGCACCGAGGGCGGGCTTGATGATATTTCTATTTACTGAACTGATCGGCATTCTCAAAAGGCGCTTTCCAATTCTAAAACCGATTGAAGTCGTGAATCCAGCAATCGCCATCGGCAAAAGGTTCGCCTGAAAGTTTGCAGCCATTACAGCGAGAGCGGTCGAAGGGTTGGTCGCTATGTCTGAAATTGAAATTTCACCCGCGCCCGTGAGGTCGCCCGATCCGGTGCTTCCGCCGTTGTCGTCGGTGAATTGCTTTGTGAACATCGGAGTGCCGCCGACTAGGTCGGGCTTTCCGGTAATGAAGCCCCAAACGCCTGTTCCTGCTGTGCCTTCGGTCAAGATAGAGGCATAAACCAACGCTTCAAGGCCGTTTATCAAACTGAAACTCTTGCGTCGTCTTGAACGCTTAGTCTTTCGGCGGGCCATCGGGACTCAGGGCGGACTCGGCGCTCTATAACACTTCGTCAATAATTTTCGTAAATTTCCCATCCGATCCTTTCAAGGCTTCAACAGCGGGGCCATTTTGAACGCTATTCATCAACATTTGACCGATTGCTTGCTGAATGGGGTTAATTGGTTCGATTTCCCC